ATTCGTAATGGATCTTGCCATCTTTGTACAAATTGCGGCATAACAACAGGCTGTAGTTAGGTTTATATTTCCATAATTAATCTAAATCTCACACTTTTCATTACTTCTCTTTTATATGGAGGTAACTCGTCCTTGTAAATAAGGTGAGCAAAACTTAATGAATTTACCCCCGGTTTTTAAAGATGAAAAAGTTTATATTATTCGAGAAAAGAAATATGGGATCATTCATCAAGTTGATGAAAATAATAAGTTTTATTGGATAAATAAAGACGGTTTTTCATTAGGTATTTACGGTAGAGAAGATTTTATGTTAGTTTTAGAAGAAGAATATGAAACCTCATTACTTCTTGAAGCGTAATGTTGTTTTATGTCAGACAATGAACGTGATAGATATGCTTATGGATATGACGCCGGGACAATTGTAGATGGCGTCGTTCATTTGGATTTGTCTACAAATAAATTTGTTCTTATAGATGATGATGGAGAGGTTTTTGACCCCAACGCTGTTTTACAAACATTAATGGGGAAAAAGGTTCGTATAACTATGATTTCTTTCGAATCCATGGAAGCTTTAGAAAAGCTTCTCGCAAATCAGCCTAAGAATTAAACTTGATCATCACTAAGATTTTTCTCCAAATATGGTATGCAGTCGTTTCTTCTAGATATTAAAACTCTGCATCCCTTGTGTAAATTAAGATCTTTAAACATTGAAAGATTATGGAGAGAAACATTTGTAATTGTTACTCCTCCTATATTTATGGGTTCAACAACCGCTACACCGGTTACACGACCTGAAGATCCGACCTGCCATTTCACATCTATAACTCTTGATTCTCTCATTGAAGGATCAAATTTCCAGGCCACTTGACCGTTCGGACGAAGATTTAATTCTCCTAACTCTTGGAGATCATTTAAATTATTAACGGAAACAACCATTCCATCGATTTCGTACGGAACACTTTCTCGATCTATACCTTTGAATATTTTAACTATATATTCTTTATCTGTACATGCGGCAGCCTCCGGGACTTCAAACCCTAAGGACTTGAGTTCCTTAAAAGCATATGATAGTGTCGATGGTTGGTCTATTTCTTTTACCATCCAATATGCTAGAAAATTTAGATTAACACAGTCCTTTCCTCCACCTTTTTTGTCCCGGACTTTGCCTGCGGCAGTATTTCTTGGATTAGCGTAAGATTCTGAATATTTTTCTTCAAAAACTTTCTTGAGTATAACTATTTCGCCGCGAACTATGACATCTATTTCTATTGGAAGTTTTTTCGGTATACTTGGAACCTTTGACATATTTGATAGGACTTCTTCTCCTATCATCCCATCCCCTCTAGTAACGGCCGATATTAGCATGCCTTTTTGATATACTAACTCCATGGAGGATCCATCTATTTTATGAGTTATATGGATAGACCCTGTGTTTAATTTCTCTGCCCATTCTAAAAATTCTGCCTCAGAATTAACTTTATTAAGGGATCCCATTGGTATTTTGTGCGGAACTTTTTCCCAGACAGAAATTTCAGTTGGGGCTGCTCCGACCAAAATTAGTTCTTTATGATTAGGGTCGAGAGATTTTAATTCATCAATTAATGCATCATATTCTTGGTCCGACAATATTGTATTTAAATTATAATAACCTTCTCTGGCTTCTCGGATCTTTAAAGATAACTCTTCTATTCTTTCTGAGTTCATTTGATAGTATTTTACATCCATAAGCTATTTGTTAATTATAATTTAGAGGAAATATGTCTCATCCTACATTCTCAAAAATAGCGGCCGAAATTTCAGTCATGATTCAGTCTCGGACTAGAATCAAAACCGCAGCTGAAAGAGACGCTGAATGGCATCGAGTTAATAGTTATATAGCGGACATTTTGAAAGATGTTCATATGACTTATGCTAAACTCGCCCGACTTCAGAGCGATTTTACTGGGGATGAACTCGTTCAATTAGAAGAATTATCTGAAAGGATTCTTTCTCTCGGTTCTTCAATGTCTAAATTTTCTAAGGCTTTCTATGAAGGTCAGTTTAATATGCTTCCTGCGGATACCACGTTTGGTGGCGGTGGCGGTGGCGGTGGCGGTGGCGGCGCTGGGATGCCCGGAGGAGGTTCTCCAATGCCCGAGGGCGCACCGGGTGGTATAGATATCTTCGAAGAGGAAGAAACCGCCCCGGGATCGGAAGAAGAGGTAGAGGTTGTAGAGGAGGATGAAGGTCAGGGTCAGGGTCAGGAAGAAGAGGAAGAGGAAGAGGAGTGATCAATATATTTCGAATTGCCAGCAGAATTGCTGGCAAGAGTCTTCTTTTAATGGAAGAAATGGGATACAATCCATATATTCGTGTAGATAATATAAGTTATTTATTGCCTGAGGAGTGCAGCAGTAGTGAAATTATTGAATCTATATTCAATGCTTGGATAAAGTCTGGATTTTCAGGTGATTCTCTCATTTCTCAGAAAAAATTATTTGATACCCCAAGTAATTTTCTTCATGAAATTGAACATCTTGTTTTAGATCCTAATTTTGATTTAAGACTCCAAGCCCATAAATCAAAATTAACTGATTCTCCGTCTCATCATGGGATAGAATCTATGATGGAAGAAGTTATGACTCAACGTCTCTTTCGTTTTATTCTTCCTGATGAAGCAGATTGTCATGATGCAATAAATAATAGTATATGGTTTTCACACAATAGTCGTTTAGAAAATGATAAACTGTTGGATATGATTTCTTCTGCTCCAATGTCTAATTCTACTTTAGAAAATATTAGAGATTCAGCTATATATAAAACAAAACAAAAATATGAGAATGGTGAGATAAATACTAGCCCGGATCGACCGGGGGTGATAGAAATGAATGTTCAAATCTTAATTGATTTTCTCATGAATGCTTTGAGCAAATTTGATATATGGAAAGAAATTATTTCTGATGAACAGGAAGAAAAATGGAGAAAATTTGCTCTTAATTTAAGAAATGAATTCAAGAAACTTTCTCGAATTTACGGAATTTCTATGGATTGGGATACTGATCGAATGATTCAATACGAAGAACAGTAGATATTATCTCAATTGTAAGTTGGTGCATGGTCACACCGACTGTTGAATATTTTCAAATACCTAGTATATGTCCTGTTTGTTCCGGTCTTTTAACGATAGACGGGCAATTTTTATTTTGTAAGTCCAAAACTTGCCCTGGAAAGCTTTCCGGGGCAATAAGAGTATGGGTGGAACGTCTTGGGCTCCTTCATTGGGGTGATACTCTCATAGATAAACTATGTGAGAATAAGATTTCTTCCATATCTGATTTATATCGATTATCGATTGAAGATATTGCTTCCTGTTGTTCAGGAGTCAAATTTGCTGCTAAATGCCATAAAGTTCTACATTTAAATAAGTCAATTCCTTTACAATTATTGATTTCTGCCTTAAATATTCCGAATTTAGGTATATCTACTGCTACTGACATAGTTTCATCAGGAATAAGCACTATTAGTTCACTTCTTAGTGTTTCTGTTGAAGATCTTGAAAAAGTTCCGAATGTTGGAAAATTAACTGCTCAAAAAATATATGATGGTATTCAAGAAAAAAGAGTAGTTATTCTTGAATTAGAAAGTGTGCTAAATATAATCGTTCCTACATCCGGTCCTCTTGTTAACTTATCATTCTGTATAACTGGTCCTCTTTCAAAACCTAGAAAAGCTATTGAAAAATTGATAATGGATGCTGGAGGAACTGTTAAAAGTTCAGTCGGTTCAGGTGTAACCCACTTAGTGACCAACGTTCCAGACACGACTTCTTCAAAGATGCAAAACGCAAAGAAGCATGGGACTCAGGTTATTTCAGAGATCAATCTTTATTCGCTCATTGAGGCTACGAATTGATGGAACAACTTAATTGCAAGATTTCCAGCATTGTTTTTTCCAATAAACAAACGGGGTTTTGTATATTAAAAGCAGTTCCTGAAGGTAAATCATCAATGATTACGGTCAGGGGTAATTTCCCTGGCGTTTCTATGAATATTGGACTCAAAGCCACTTTTACTGGTGAATTTGTTGAACATGCTAAGTTTGGACGTCAGCTTCAGGCTTCATCTTGCGAAATTAAACCGGAAAAAGGAAAAAACGGAGTAGTTTCTTATTTACTTTCTTGTGTTCCTTCTATAGGTCCTATAACAGCTTCTAAACTTTATGGACACTTTGGGGATGAACTTCTTACTATCTTAGAAACAGATATTGAAAAAGTACGTGATCTCAAATTTTTAACTAAAACGCAGATAGAAGCCATTATCGATGAGTGGTCAGAGTCATCTGAAACTAGAACATCTTCAGTCTTCTTAAGAGATCTCGGTTTAAATTTCAATCAAATAAAACTAATTTACACAGCATTCAGGGCAGATACGAAAAAAGAAGTAACGGATGATCCTTATTCCATATGTGAATTCCGTGGAATAGGTTTTATTACTGCCGACCAAATAGCTAGAAAATTGAACGTTGGAGTCGATGACCTTCGTCGAGTTCGCGCATTAATCCTTGCCGCCTTAAGGGATCTTTCTTCTATAGAAGGCCACTCTTGTGCCACTTCCGATCAAATCAAAAATTATATAAATCGAATGTTTAAGCGACAAGGAATTGAATCTTTTTCTCACGGTGATTATGTGTCTGACGTTGCTTTTTACCCGTCACTTATTGAACTTGAAGCCTCGGAAGAGATCCACTCATATAATGGTTTCTTATATTTAATGTCAAATTGGCAGTATGAATCTGAAATAGCTAAATACATATCTGCTATCGTAAATAACACTCCGAGAAATCTTGGGGATTTTGACTCTATTCTTTCTGAATTTGAAAAACTAAAGAATTTAGAACTTTCTGAAGATCAGAAAAAGGCTTTTTCTTTATTAAAGGATGGTCGTATTTGTGTTATTTCTGGATATCCTGGAACTGGAAAAACTCTTCTTATGAGTGCTTTCGTTCATTTATTTGAGAAAAATAATATTGATTATACTCTTCTTGCTCCGACTGGTATTGCTGCAAAACGTTTGTCTCAATTAACCGGAAAATCAGCCTATACTATTCACAGAGCTCTTGGATGCGATAGAGAAGGAAATTGGGAATTTAATAGTAGTAATAAGTATATTGTTGACGCAATCGTTTTAGATGAAAGCTCGATGGTAGACAATCAAACTTTCTACCATTTGATTTCTTCCATTTCTGACACAACTATAGTGGTTTTAGTCGGTGACGCTGCTCAGCTTCCTTCTGTCGGTTCTGGACAGGTTTTAAAAAGTTTCTTAAACAGTCCTAAAGTTCCTCATGTTAGTTTAACTCGTATTTATCGACAAGAACATCAGTCTGGAATTATTGATATTGCTCATAAAATTTTAAATGAAGAATTAGTTAACACAAAATTTGATGAGAAAAATGAGTTTTTGTTCTTAAATTTCAATATTGATGAAGTTGTCGATGAAATTAAGAAGATGACTTCTGTTATGTTAGTTAAAAATTCGAATTTTCAAGTCATATCCCCAGTTTATGACGGAGAACTTGGTGTTGATAACTTAAATATTAAACTTCGGAGTGTTTTAAATCCTGGATATGAAAACCTTTCTAAATTAAAACATGGTACTACCGGTTTATATGAAGGTGATCGCATCATGATCATCAAAAATGATTACGGTAGAATGATTTTTAATGGAGATGTTGGAAAAGTTCATCGTATTTCAATCAAATCAGATGAAGTTGAAGTAAAGATTTTTAATTGGTTTGATCAAGAGTCAAAAGTCTCAAGATATGTTGACAAAATTTTTACATTCACTATTGAAGAAGCTAGATATATAATGAAAGTTGCTTATGCTTGTACGGCTCATAGAGCACAAGGACAAGAGTTTGATTATGTTCTCATGCCAATGACCATGGCTTATGGCCCAATGTTATATAAGAATTTAATTTATACCGCGATTACTCGTGCTAGAAAGAAAGTTTTCATATTCGGTGACCCGAAAGCGTTTCGTTTCGCTATTCAAAACAATCGTGAAATGGATAGAAACACGAATCTGAAAAATTTAATTGAGGACAGTTTAAGTGTTTGAACAAGTATGTGTTTTCAACTGTATACTTGTTTAGATGTCGGAAATCAGATTTGTTACGTCTTCTGATGAACATTTAGCCGATAATCCCCCTGGATATCGAAAAGACGATTATAGAGCTTCCATCTTCAAGAAACTTGTTTATCAGGGTGTTTTAGCCAGGAAATATCAAGCTAACGCTCTTTTAAGGGGTGGGGACTTTTTTCACATAAAGGCTGCGAATAAAACGACCCATTCTACTGTTTCGATTGCAGCTAGAATTCATCAAGAGTATTCGTGCCCAACTTATGCTCTAGCTGGGAATCACGATATAGTCTATAGTGATTTAGAGACTATTTCTCGTCAACCTCTTGGGGTTATGTATAACACTGGTGTTTTTAAAAATCTGAGAGATGAAGTATTCGAAGATGACTCCCTAAAAGTTCGTGTTGTTGGGATCCCTTATACGGCCGGTTTAGATCCTGATTTCCTTCGTCAACAGGTGTGTAAGTTGCCGGATGATGGGTATGTTATCGCTTTTGTCCATGCACTAGCATCCATGGCTCCGAGTGAGAAGATCCAGTCATTTTTTAATGAACCAATTTTTGATTATCGAGATTTAGTTTTTGAAGGATGCCCTGATGCTTATGTTTTCGGTCATTATCATAAAGATCAAGGTATCGTAGATCATCTCGGAGTTAAATTCGTTAATTTAGGCGCTGTTTCTCGTGGAGCTTTAACTTTTGAAAATTTGGAAAGAAAACCGAAGGTTTCTTTAATTAAAGTTAACTCTCAAGGTCTTTTTATTGAAGAGCATATAGTTCCGCATGAAGATTCGAGCCAAATTTTCGATTTGGAAAGAAAACAACAAATCGATAGAGAAATGAAGTCTCTCTCTGATTTCGTTGAACAATTTAGACTTAATGCTGCCATGAGTAAAGATAATGATTTGAAATCTAGATTGAATGGGACTGATTGGAATCTTTTTAGTGATGATTTAAAATCTTTGGCTATGGAAATTATTGAAGCTGCTGAATCCGGATCGATAGTAGATGAATAACTATTTGAGTTATTCTGGTCGTTATTCTTATATTCTTTGTCCAAAGAAATATGAATATTGCTATATTAAAAGACTTAAAGTTAAATCGAATCCTAAAGACGTCATGTTCGGTTCGGTTATTGGAAAAATATTTGAGTGGTTCTACAATAAAAAACTTTGGAGTTATCCTCAAAGCACTATTCTTTCTCTTATAGAACCGGCTTTAGACGAAATTTCTGTTCAGGAAGGGTTCAATATTAGACAAACAGATCCTGAATTTGTTAAAAAGTTGATTGAAGAGCTTAATACTTATACAATTTCTACTATCGAAACTATTAAATCACATGGTTTTTTAACTTCAAATAGTCGATCTGAAATTGATTTAACAACTGATTACTATAGTCCAAAATATGATATGAAAATTCGTCTCGGAGGGCGAGTAGACTTCATCCATTATAAAGATGGAGAATCTTGGATTTTAGACGGAAAAGGCAGTAAGTATAGAGAACGTTATGTAGATTCTGAACAATTGATATGGTACGCCGTTCAACACTACATATTATACCATATGGCTCCAACACGTCTTGGATTCATATTTTTCAAATTTCCGGAAGACCCGGTTAAATGGATCGAGTATGACGATGATAGTATAAGAAAAAGTATAGATACGACCTTTAGCATTATGAAGAAAATTCATTTAAGTATCTTTCCAGCCAATCCTTCTTCAGGATGTCGTATGTGCGGGTATACGTCAAAATGTGAAGAAGGAACTAAATTTTTAGCGGCAAGAAAAGTAGAAACTGGTGGTCGAGTTGACGTTGACTCTTTTTTCGGTTTAGATCCAGTCTGAGGAGGCAAAATGGGACAATCAATTGAAGATCTCGAAGCTACGTATAAAGATTTGGTAAATCGTCGTTCAGTCCTTGTTCAGGGGAAGCTCAGAGTTGACGCTGAGCTTGCTTCTCGTAAGCGAACCCTGAAGGATTTGATGGAAGAAGCTAAAAAGGCAGGATTTAATCCTGATGATCTCCCAGAAGAAATCAGAAAGGCTCGAGAAATACTTGTAACAAAAATGGATATTTTTTCTTCAGATATTAAAGAAACGGAACAGATCATGAAGCCTCTTATTCAAGAAATTGAAAAATAGAGATTTCATAGAACATGCCTAAATATACTTTTCAAGCCCAAGAACTAAAACACTCTCTGGTCACTGTTCGGTCTGTGAAACCAGAAGAAGGAAATTTATATTTGAAGTTTTTTGGGTCAAATATGATTGTAGCTTCTGCTGATAAACGAAGATATGCTCAGTGTTCAGTCTCCGCATCGTCTACTGATGCGGAGACTGATTATGAATCGGATTTCTTCGTTTTACCACTAGAACGAAGGTCATTATTTGAACATGACACTGATTTTGTAACCATATCAGTTTCTGATGTCATCAAAGTAAACGCTATTGAGAACGGTCAATCTAAGAAAGCTACATTAAAGAAAAGAGTCGGGTCAAAGTTTTCTTTAATTTCTTGTCCTTCCAGCCCATATCCTTCAATTGATTCAGGTGTTTTTAATGAAATACTTCAACATGTTTCTTGTTCTGCTTCAGTACGTGAAACGAAGACTGAAGAAGATATGAAAGTGAACCAAGTTCACTTTTTTTCTGAACATTTATGCGCTTCTTCTCAATCTAGATACCATGTAACTCACGTTTATTATTCGGGGCTTCTTTATGATTTTTCTTTAGTCAGTTCTGATATTCCTATCTTTAAGTCTTTTTGCGATAAGACTTCAGGTCCTATTAATATAATCCATGATGATAAGAAAATTTTCTTGTCGGGAAACAAGTCATTTGTTTCAACCAGTCGAGTTTCAATTCGTCGTCCTCAATTTGTATCTTTAGATAGAAGCGGATTTAAATATGAACTTGAAGTAAACTCTGAATTCTTCAAGAATAGTTTCGATTGGGCGAAAGTTGCTATTGAAGGAACTAATAAAATCAGCATAGATTTTAAAAAACAGACCGGTGAGAATGGTATAATGGATACTTACTATGGGTCAGATCTTATATCAAGTATTCCAATTTTGTTTAAAAACGGAGAATCGTTTCAAGCGGATTTTCCGGCCAGTGTATTTATTAAAATATCTGGGCACATGGGTGAAGAACCGGTTCGTATGAAATATTCTCATTCGAGTTCTTCTAATTTGTTTGAAATTTCTCAAACAAGTAAAAACTCTATGGAGACTGTCCATATGCTACAAAGTATGAGGACTAAATGAACTTGGCTCAAGATAAACTAGACGGCATAATACACAATATCGAGAAACTTAAAAATTATCGAGAATTTCTTCAAAACCGAGTTAATTTAGCTTCTGCTGAAGAGTCTAAATTAAGACATAAAGCTGATCTTTATCAAAAATGTTCAGAAATATTTAAATCGTGGCTTGAAGAATCTATTGAAAAGAATATAACTTCTATTTCTGATTTGGCTACAAATGGTCTTCACCACATCATATATGATCAAAATTTAGAGTTTAAAATTACTCAAGAGATAAAATATAATCGTTTATCAATGAAATTTTCTTTAGAACAAGAGGGTGTCGAGGGTGATCCTTTAGATTCATTTGGTGGTGGAGCGGCCGTCATAGTTTCTTTAGTTTTACGTCTCGCTGTCATGGCTCGTCTAGGTATGAAAGATCTTCTTATTTTAGATGAATCAATGGTTGCTCTTGCTAATCATTATGTTCCGTTTGCAGCTTCTTTCATGCGACGTCTTTCTGAACAGACTGGGATAAATATTCTCATGGTTACTCATAACCCTGAGTTTCTTCAACAAGCACATACTGCTTATGAAGGAACAAAGGACGATAGTTTAAAACTCAAGAAAATTAGAACTGAGGGGCATCGTGAAGTCTAAATCTGACATCTCAAAAAGACTTAGAAACCTTCGCGTTAGGTACGCAAAGCGTTTCATTTCTTTCTCTCAGGAAAGAAAACCGGAAAATTGTTCTTTTAATTTTGAACATAAACCGAATGGAATATATAATAACTCCAATTTTATGGAGATAGATCGCGCCCCGAAGACAAGCGTCACTTTAGTAGTTATTAACCCGGAAACTCCAACTCGTTTATGCATGTATGGATCGGAAAATCCGGAAACTTGGAATGGTGTTATTTGCGATCGAGATGAAATTTCGAAATCTTGTAAATATTTTAATCCAAAGAAAAGATTAAATGAAGCTAGAGAAGAATTTCTCAGCATCATGTCAGATGACGAATATGTCTATGAAAATTATAAAGATATCGCCACCCTCCAGTGGGTTTTAGGCGATAGAATCCATAAATCTGGTTTAAATTTATTTGAAAAATTCATTTTTTGGATCCAATCCGTAAAGCTTCGATTATTTAAACCAAAGCTTATCCCTTCTAATGTAAATATATGGGAAGAAGAAAATGATAATCCATAATGTTCTTCATTATGACTTTCATATTAAAAAGAAAGACACTGCTTTACCTTTGGTAACGGAGTCTCCTGCTCAAGAGTCTTATTTTCCAGCAGTAATAAGTAATACTCGAGGAAAGTTCATAGTAATCGAAAAGATGGGGAAGGATAAACTTATAAGATCTGGAATATTTACATATGATTCAGATAAAATTGACGATATTATTCCTGATCTTTTTAAATGTGCTTATGATCTATCTGTAAAACAAAACTGGTTAAATATTTTTCCTGACATTGATTCAGCTTTTAAATATGTACAAAATTCTAGTGGGTTGACTATACAACCTCATGTTTGTTTAATTCCTGATTCCTGGAACATGAAGAAGATAGAGAAAATTTTCAAAAAAGATAAACTTGATATAAATGATAGTAAAATAAAATATGATAAAATATGCTCCGTACATAAATGCAAAGTTTCTTTTCCTATTTTTCTTTCTCGTCCCGATTTCGTTGGGATGTATACTCAATTTATGGGAGGCTTGTCTTCTATTGTTTTACACAACATAAAACAAGGTATCTCGTTTGTTAAATGAGTTTTGTTGATAAATTTGTTGACTGGGCTTATGAAGGGTTGCTTCAAAGTCCGGAAGCCCAAGAATATCTTCTTGGTCGTGGCATATCGAAAGATCAGTGGAAAAGACATAAACTTGGATATGTAATTGGTGATTTTGAAGTTGATCCAGATTTAGACTCAAAACATAGTTTCATATGCTCAGAATCAAATAAAGAAACCGAATGCGATAGTTGTAAATATAATAGGTGGTCTTCTTCTTGGGAATTACAAGAAGGGATTCGACATAAAGTAATAGGTAGTCGTATCAAAAATTGTGTTGTTTTCCCGTTAACAACTTATTCTGGGACGATCATTGGATTCCAAGTTCGTTCTCTTGTTGAAAAGTCATATGACACTTTTGCCGTAAAAAGGCGTCCGGAAGGTTATTTTTTCGGTATTGCCGCAAATATTGAGTCTATTTGGTCTAAGAAAGAAGTCTGGCTTGTTGAAGGCCCGGCAGATATGTTGATTATGGAGAGATTAGTTATTCCTAATGTTTTGGCATTGACTACAAACGCTGTTAACCCAAATCAGTTTAGGTTTTTAGAACGTTTTGTTCATACGATAAATATGTGTTTAGATCTCGATAAAGCTGGGAGAGAAGGCGTCCATCGTTTTATGGAAAAAACCGGTGGACGATTTAAAATAAATGATATAAAGTATCCTAAAGCCAACGAAACTTCGAAAGATCCTGGGGATCTTTGGAAAAATTGGGGAGATACGAAATTTAAAAATTATTTTAATCGGAAAGTTTAGTTTTTTATCATTCGGAAGGCTACTGAAGAAATTTTGAACATTTTCAGTTTGAACTGAAATTAAAATTCGATGTAATTTAAGATAATGCTTGATATTAAATATCGTCCGAAATCTTTTAAAGAAGTTGTTGGCAATCTAGGTATCGTCAAACTTCTTCTAACTAGGAGTAAAAACAAAACTCTTGGTTCTCGTTCTATAATGTTTGGCGGTCCAAAGGGTTGTGGGAAAACAACTCTCGCTCGAATAGTTAGTCGAGCTATATATTGTGAAAATTTAAATGAAGGAGAACCCTGTAATTCTTGTATATATTGCCAATCTATAATTGATGGGAGTTCTTCCAGCTTTGAAGAATTTGATGCTGCCTCCCAAGGAACTGTGGATAAGATTCGATCTATTGTTCAAGATCTTGATTATATTTCTCTTGATGGGAAACCAAAAATTTGTATTTTGGACGAAGCTCAAAGACTTTCTGCTCAAGCCCAAGATGCTCTTCTTCGTCCTATAGAAGATAGGAGATTAGTTATTATTTTATGCACAACTGAACCGAATAAAATTCGTCCTGCTGTTCGTTCAAGACTTGAAGAACATAGTGTATCCTCTCCTAATACAGATGATCTAGTTTCATTTTTGGTTAGAGTTTGCGATATAGAGTCCATAAAATATGACTTACCGGCTCTCAAGCTTTTACCGAATTTTTTAGAGAATTGTCCAAGAGTTTGTTTAAATTCAATAGATACTATTTCTTCATATGGCCCAATATCTGTAGATGCAGTTCGTTCCTTTCTTAGGACTGAAAATTATGAATCTTTATCTCGATCTCTCACTTTTATGAAATTGGATCCCGCGAAGTCTTTTTCTTCTCTAGATAAACTGGAAGCCTCTGAAGGAGTGACTTGGATCCGTGATACTATTGTTTCCATCGTTGTAAATGAAATTCGAGTCCGAGTCGGGGCTAAATCGAAAATTAATACTAAAACTGATTTAGTTGATTTTTCATCCCATCAACTTTCAACTCTTGCTATGAAACTTTCAGATTTAGATAAATTCAACATTTATGATTTGAGTTCAATTCTATTCTCTATACTAAATAAAGTTGAACTTGCTTCCGCTCCAGTTTTCGTTCCCTCCATTACTCCTACCTCTTCCTCTCCTATTCCAGTTTCTGTTCCCATATCATATAGAATACCGAAATCTGTTTCTAATGGAAAATCTGATTTTAAACAAAAAAAGTCTGTTGAAGTAGATGGGGTCATATATTCTTCGGAAGAAACATTGACTAGTTTGGATCATAAAATCGAGAAAGAATCTAATATTCATATTGAGCAAGAAAAATTAAGTTCTGTAGAGTATGATGGTAGGTTTCTACCTATTCCGGAGAAAGAATTTGCTCGTGGCCTTATCAAAAGAATTAAAGGTTCGTAAAGGGAAATCTAAGGTTAAAAAACCTGAACCTGTCCCGAAGCCGCAGATTAAAGCGCGTAGAAATTCTGAAATCCCGAAACCGCCTGATCCAAATTCTGAATCGATAAAATGGGCTATTGTTGAACTTACTTCTACCGGGGAAAAAGAAAAAAATCTTTCTTTAGTAATCAAATCGATCCGTCATCTTTTGAAGAGCAAAGTGGAAGTGTTTATACCTTCGGTTTCTCAAAAAGTTAGAGATGAATCTCATATCATGCCATATTTGGAAGGATATATTTTCGTGAGACATACTGAAGGAACGAATTATTCCAGAGTTCAAGATACTATGTATTTCAGATCAGTTCTATCTAGACCTGTCGATTCAGCTCGTAAAAGAATTCTTTGTTTACTTGATGATAAAGATTTGGATAGAACTCGTGACGGGATGAAAAAAGTTGGGTCCGGGGTTTTTAAAGAAAATGAAAATGTTAAAATAGTTAGAGGTAACTACAAAAATTTAATAGCTCAAGTCATCCAGTCTTATGAAGATGGCCAACACGTTCAGGTTTATGTAAAATTGTCCTCAAAACAGCTTTTGTTAGATTTTCCAGTTTCATATTTGGTAAAACATGAAGTTGAATAGAAGCATTTTAGTTGATGGAAATAATCTTCTTCATCGTTCTAAATACGTATTTGTTACAAACAGACAAGAAGACCCACTAACTAATGATTTCGGCTATCCGACTGGTATCACATACGGAACTCTCTCCATACTTTTTTCTTGGATTTCAAAAATGCCTAAATGGGAAAAGGTCGTCTTTTTCCTTGACGGCTCTCCGACACGTCGTTTGGCTTTATACGAACAGTATAAAGAAGGTCGAGACAGTTCTGAACTTTTTGAAAATAGACCAATAACTCTTTGTGATGGGACAGAGTGTCATTCAGAGCGCGATGTTTTAGTTCATATACTCAAACTTGTCGGTATCGATATTTATTTTAATCCAGATGAAGAAGCTGATGATCTAATATCTAAATATGTAAAAACTAACCCCGGACACCATGTCATAATTTCTTCTGATAAAGATTTTTACCAATTAGTTGATGACAAAACTATTCTTTATAGACCTGATGCACCTGGTAGCAGATTTTATGATTCTGAAAGAATTTTTAAAGAATTTGGAGTTTATCCAGAATTCGTTAGATTATATAAGAGTTTGATTGGTGATAAATCCGATAATATAACTGGGGTACCGAGAATCCGTAAAAAAGTTGCTGCTGACTTAAGTATGAAGTATAAGACTGTGGAGTCTTTACTTTCTTCAAATATGTCTGAGTGTTCTGTTAAAGAAAAATCTTCAATCAAAGAACTTGAAGACAAAATTCGTTTAAATTATGAACTTGTCGGATTTTTTGATGAATTTGATCTATCCTCTTATCAACAAGAAGGTAAATCTGATTACGATTTAGCCAATAAAATATTAACTAAAGATCTGAATATTAAGGATATTAATGTTTCTTCTCTTAAAAAATCAGAGGGAAGAGTCATAATCTCTGATTTCTTCGGGTCTTTAGATTTAGTGTAACATTTGATATGAGAGATATAGAAATACCAACATTTGAAGATATTTATAACATCTCCCTTTTGGTTAAAAACGGATGGAAGCTTATTTTTGATGACAATTGGGAGCATCCTGAAAAATTAAAATATACTCCTAAAGACAAATGGGACTATAAAGGAGATGAAAGACCATCTCAAGATTACTGGCCTTATGAAGATGCTTTGGAAGAATTAAACAAATAGATTGTTTTTTCAGTAGAGTTAAAACGACGCTGTTGCTCTAGTTCAGCGTGATACCTATACAGAGAATTAAATCAGCTGCTCGGCTGAAACCCAGACCAATATTTACACAACGATCGGAAACCCCGATCAACTGGAGCATTCATGTCCTCACACATTTTGATACAGAACCCTAGTGATATGTCCTCAAGATTTAGTACTCAGGACGGGCTCGGGCAGGAAGAATCTAACATTGAAGACGCTATGGGGGCTCTTATTGATCGGAGCCTAACCGTAAAAATTGAGGAGATTGATTATAAAAAATTAGAATTTGATGCAGTATCAAAATACTTAGATAGAATTCCCGATAGAGAAGCCGATTTGATCCGGTTATATCATCGAGATAAGATGAAGCAAGAACAAATAGCAAGACTTTTTAGTATTACTCAAGCCGCCGTCTCTTATCGTTTACATCGTGGTATTAAGAGGATTCAATTTTTAAGGACTATTCCGGAACTTGATCAAGAAGAATTTGATGTTGATTTAGGCCATGTTTTTAATAATCAAGATCGAGAAATTCTTTGGCGGATGTATGAAACGACTTGTCAAAGTGAAATTGCTAAACAGATGGGTTTAACCCAAGGTCGGGTTCGTCATCGGTTTTTTAGGTCTTTGGCAAAGATAAAAGATCTTATTGCTGGCGAAGTTCGAGAAAAACAAACATATCTCGATGCCTTGAAAAAACATAATAAGACGTCTGAGTACATTGAATCTGCTCAAACTGAACTTGATAATTGCATTGTAAATAGTAAATATGCTAGATATTATAGGGTATTCTTTGCCATTAGTGATAAACATTTCAACCTTTTGCACGAGGTGAAATTTCCACAATTTGCTGATCGCGGCGACGCCCAGGTTTTGCCGATCGATTAAATTTTTTTTTGATTTTAAATTAATATGAAGCCTTCACAAGTCGCTATGGCTCTACGCCATATCGCTTCAGCTATTCAGGCTTCAAAGAATCCTGATCGAAAGCTTGTGGCCCGGGATTTAAAGAAAATAATCTCGGTTTTATTAAACAAACCTAGAGAATTAGTTCACAAAAAATTTGTTGAAGCGTGGAAAAAGATCACGGAACCGTTCCGTGATCTGGGTGTTAGCGACGAGCCTCTTTACACTGATCCTAAACAAATACCATCCTCAAAAAGAATAAAATATATTGACTTCGGGGATGGATTGGTATTTGTTTTAAAAGCCCAACCTGGAGTTTATGATAATAAAGATGAGTATAGTATTATATTAGATTTTATGAATCCTATCACTAAATCAGTTGAGCGAGTTTATACAGGTCCAAAGTGTACCTTGGGAATAACTAAAGATGAATTTGCTGAAATGGTAGACGCAGCATCTGATATTATGAATAATAATCAAAAAAATAAAGCATTTGATATAAATTGATGTTTGGGCTTCTTTTAGCCTGTTCCGATGAATAATGTCCTCGACTGTTGTAGGTGGCGGTTCATTTCAGTTCTCATTATCCTCTACTGGGGGTATTTGGCGCTGGTCTGTTCAGGCTGATAATATTCAAGGTGCTGGTCAATTTTATTCAGTCACTGATATTTTAACTCCATATGGGAAAATCATAGACGCGGCCATTCCTCTCCCAGGGAATGTAGTTCTTTCCATGGCTGGTTCAATTGAACAAGTCATGCAACAGTTATCTTCTTATCTGGATGTTATTGGTCCGGTTATTTTCAATGTCATTGTAACTGAAGGCGGACCCCAAGTTATTGTGGGGGTTACTCAAATTCAGAATTCTGGAGCCATCGGTTCCTTCCTCACAGCTCTTTCTTCTTCAGATTCTCCTTGGCTGTTTTCTAACCCGACTGCCATAAGCGGGCTTGGGCGTGGACAATCGGGACAGTTTTCTTTAAAGATTAACCCTGGTATCCTTTTGTTTACAGATTCGCCATATACCGGTCGCGTAAATCTCCAAAATAGTCAAAATTTGTCTACTGTTATTCCAATATTAGTAAATGTTACAGTTCTCCCAAGACCGGAAATTTTGGTTTCCCCAATAGTTATTAATCTATTTTTTAGTTTAATAACTGAATCTTCAAATGGTGCTCAACAACTCACTGTGACCAACGATGGTCCTGTCGGATCTGTTTTGGATTTCACTACTGCTAAACTACAAAATAATAGCCCCTGGTTGGCTATCATACCCACCACAGGCGGTCCTTTAAACGCTGGAGAGAGTTCCATCATAACTCTTTCCCTTATGAATTCTAATGTTCCGAGAATACCCGGAACATATTCTGATATACTTCGGGTGCAATCTTCTACTGCTTCCAACAATCCTGTAGATGTGCCAGTCAATCTAATCGTGACTGGTCCGATTTGATCCTAAGCTTGTTGTCTTCCGTGTTAATAGGTTAGGTAATATGGTACTCAAGATAGAGAATTTCCGGTTTTCATCGAGTTCAGTCGATGATTTCCCATCTCCTGATTCTTCAACCATAAGATCTGCCAGTGGGCGGGTCAGAATCGCCAGTTTAAATGATCTTGGTGGTTTCCGTGTCGCAGAAGATGACACTTTAGTTCGTATTTCCCAAAAAGATTTTTGGAAATTAGGTCAAGACGAAAACGGGTTTTTCATAGAAAGACTTGTTGATGACGATTTAGGTCCGATATTAGGATAACTCATGCCTATGGATATCCGTAAAGTAGCTTCCAGAGTTGCGATCGCTAGTGGTCAAGTTAGGACCGCTGGTGTTATTCAATTCCAAAAAGACCAAGGCCCGGTTCGACGTGACATCCGTGTTGATGGGTATGAATGGACTCCTGATAGTCTCCGAAATCTAGCCAAAATCCTGTGGGCGTCTCAAAGAGCCCATAGTTATGCCATGTCGGCGTTTAGAATTTTTTCTAAAATGCCATCCTCTCAGTTCAGCCCTGATGGTCTCATGGGCGGTCGTGGATATATACAATCTATCAAAGATTTGCGTGCGAATTTAGCAAGCTCTGTTGAAATATTATCTTCTTTTACTGATACTGTCCATGACGAGATAAACGCGGATCACTGGCGTACAGCTGGTGATTCAGAAGAAGTTTCAGAAGAAGTTTCGGACGCTGTTGAAGACGCTGCAGATATTAAAGCAAACCCTGAACAATTTGTAGAAAACGAATATACTGAAGAAATTAAGAATCCGGATCCGGATGATTATAATCCATCTGTTGAGTCGGATGAGGAAGAAGAAGACGACGAAGAGGATGAAGATTCCTCCGGATTTTCGCAGACTTCTTCAAAAAGAGAAAAAGACGAAGAATTAAAAAAAAAGTTAAGTCAATCGGCTTTGCCGACTGATGAGAAAGAACAAAGCGTCGGTCTTTCTGATGTAGAAAAACTGATGCATACAACTTCTAGTTATGATGAAATCATCAAGAAAAAACATATAATTCGTCGTATTGCCAATTCTATCCAATCAATCCCTGGCGGACTATATCCGAACCCTGTTCTTGATCGTCGTGGCCCGGGAGCAGGTACTGGAGACTTCGGATCCGGTTATAATCCGCCTTGTGATGCTCCATCCGATGATCCGATGGGCGATGGTATGTCTAGCGGAGTTGAAGAAACTCAGTATTTATATGAAGGTCCTGATGCTAATGGAGATGGCGTTACAGGGTACGATGCTCCAACGACCGGGGATCTGACTAAATTAAAAACTTCTGCGGAAAGAGTTGCTAGAGTTGAAGGATATTCTTGGCTTCCTGGTTCCAGGAACGAGAAGAGTATGGATTATTATCAAAGAGGTTTATCCGATATTGATGTAGCATGGATGCGCGCCCATGATTCTCCCAATTTAGGAGAGATTGATCCTGACGCTGTGCAGCGGAGGAAAGATAGGGAAGTTTCCAGTCTATTTTGGGATAAAGGAATAAATCGTGCCTTCTAGTTTACCTACAGAAAGTGCTCTTCCGAAAGCTGTTAAGGATTTCGGAATTGGCCCTTATGATGCTTCTTTATCCGATTCACTTCATGGGGAAGACGATGAAGGTCGGGACGGTCCGAAAACATCTTTACCAGATGGTGGCGGATCAACTGCTATCTCCCCCGAACTTTTAATTAGTTATCCATCCAATAGTTCTCCTAGATCTTCATCTGCATTAATTCCTGGAGACTATGATAGACCGCCCTCTAGTCCTCATGATGACAGAAAAAGAGGAATTTATTTATCTCAATCCAAGCTTCCTGACGGGTTAGAACCCTCAGCAAGATCAGATTATTATGATCATATGACTACTGGACAAAATGGGAAACATCCTCCCGGGCAAAGTATAAATGATATATGGCCCTCAGAAAACTCTGGGGTTTATGCTCAAGAAGATAAAGAGGGATGCGATTCACTCCCATCTCCTAATAAAAACGATTTTTCTCATGGAAATACTTTAGAACCTTATGGAAACGCTTGGTCTGGTTATGGGGTTGAAGATTTAAGTCAATTTACTGGAGCTCCGAATGCTCCCGATTTATATTACGAGCAGACTAACGAGCCGAACTCTGGAGGTACGATTTTGTCGAACATTAAACCGTTTCATTTAAACTCGGTTCTTTCATCTTTCGCAAAAGATGAAATTTCTCTTGGAGAAACTGTAGATCAATTGGATATTTATTTGAATAGTGCAGACAAGGTTAAATCAAATTTAAAAGTGTCTAAGACAGCCACTGATTTGGAAGCTTCAGGTAAGCTTGCTTCTGAAGTTTTGAAAGAATATGGGAAGAAGGATTTAACTCGTCGTCAAATCCTTGAATACCTCCAAAATAATGGTCTCGGTCATAAACAGTTTTTAGCCAGTGATATTATACGGTGTCTTAAACACCGGCATGAAGTTTACGTACAGGATAATATGGATACCTTCCCAATCGCCAAAAACGCTAGTGAGAATAGTTTAAGAGGTATTCACGCACAGCTCGTGAATCTTCATGTTGCTCATTCTCATATCCCTGAAGCTTCCGAAATTCTTTTAGAGTGCTCTGCCAGGATAGCCAAATCAATGGCTTTGGCTGAAAAGTCCGAGAGTCAAAATGGCTAAGAAAATAGACGTATCAACCGGAATTGGTGATATAACGGACATCCTGAATGATCAGGGTGTTGCGGATCTTTCCTGGTTGAATGTCAGTGAAGCTGACTATAGAGCTTTGGAAACTCTTCCTAAGCAGAATCTTGATATGATTCCTGAGCTTTCTCATGCCTTGACTAGAGAGCCAGGTAGCAATGTCCCGTTTGTAATTCCTATACGTCCTAATGTTATTGTAAATCAACAACCGAGTCTTGGATGGAGTCCTCCTCGGGATACAACCTCTCCTGTTCGTGATCGGGTTTCCCGCCTTGTTATGGCCGGACATAAGCCGTCTGAAATTCAAGAGAAGCTTTCTCTTGAATTTTCTAATAAACAAATTCAGCTAGCCGGCTCCTTGATCAAGGAGGTTATCCAGGAGAGAGGTCTTCTGGGAAACGTTTATATAAATTCTGCTCATTTTCCTCGTTGTTCTCAAGGTTACTCAGAAGATAAAAAATTCGTAGCTTCTCACGCTAAGGAAGCTCTTTTTATTCTTGCAAAAGATGAGTGTGCTGGGTGCGTATGTGCTCGAGGCGGTACTTGTTCGGTATTTAAGAAGAGAATCACTAGTTCCATACCATATGATGATAAGACTCTTTCCTATTATTCTCCAAAATTAGCTTCCGAAGGGAAGACTATTTCTAAGGATGGTAATGCGAAGGTTCGTCTTCGTATGGCCTTCTTGGATAATCCAAGAAGAGTGTCTTCTGAGCCTGTCCTTAGGGTCCAAGAACAACACCATCCTAAACCCGTTCAAGCATCTGAAGCATCCGTCAAAGCCTATTTGGAGCGTGCGGCGACCCCTTCAACGAAGGTAGAACCTCTTCCAAGCCCGTCTTATATGGCTTATGCCCGCCGGATGATGGCAGGAGCTAATGATACTAAGATTTTAACCGGTTCCCCCGACCCTGATCTTCGGAAGCTTGCTGGTTTATATGGAATATTAGGACATACGTATCTAGATATGGATGTTCTTGGAGGATGTCGGAATACCGTTGCTTTTGTTAAAAAATATGGGTCTCCGGATTTTATTATTCGCAGAAGAGCTGTTTGTGAAATATGTAAGGGGCTTCCTGACGGTGGTTGTGCCCAACTCTGCCATTCGTCAAGAATCGTTTCCAATACCCCTACTGTAGGGAAGGTTGCGTTTTTAGGCGCTGTTGAACGAGCAGTTCTTGAGAATCGTTTAACTACTAAATTAGCATCTTCTATTGTTTCTTCAATTAAATCTGACTCTAATAATTGGGGTCGTTTAACTGCTACCATCAACCTTTTTAAGCCTGGGAATAAAGAAACCCCTATATATGAAAAGGGCAGCGTTTCTTTCTTCCATGGGAGCACCAGTTCTGAAAATACTTCTGTCGATATAGACCCTGAAGAAATTCGGAGATTTATATCTCATCTTATGAATACCGGAATGCGTGGTCAGAGTTTGACTTCTGCAGTCCTTAGTCGCTATACTAAATCAAATTTATCTGAAAATCCTACGGCAGTCCGTTCAGCGGCTGAAAACAATGGAATTCAAGGTTTCTATTATATAGATCCTACTGCTTATAACGATTACGGTCATGGTTGTACAGCGGGTTCTTCTCAATTTAGGAAGCGCGGAGCTAAATATATATTAGCTAGTTCTTCTTGCACCGGGTGTGTTCTTCAAACATCTCCTGGATGGTGCTCTAAATATGCTAAAGAAATGATCCGGCAGGTGCCGGAGTCAGTAAAAGCTGATTTTAAGAAAAAGTCCCTACCGGTAATTCATGCCGCTGTTGAAAATCCGGTTGAAAAATATCAACTTGATGATGGCATGAATTTCGATGTTTCGGGTAGTTCGAAATCTGTTTTAGATATAAATATTTCGCATCCTGAATTGCAAAACATATAAGTTTATAGTATAGTTTTAAAATATGGGTAATGTTTCGAACCGTAATAATGGAAAAATCTTAAGATTACCTGGCGGATCGGAGGTAAATTCTTCAGATATAGGGGCAGAATATGTCGTTGGGCAAGGCGGGGACATGCCTTTGTCCGAAATCGTTGATCCAACTGACGCTAGTAAAGATTATAGAGAACGTGAGATATTTGTCCAAGATGAACAAATAGTTCAAGCTGTCATCAATAAATCTTCAACCTCCGACTTAATTGATATTGTTTTATTAGAAATATCAGAAGAATTATCCCATCTAAAATGGGAGAGAAAACAATCAGCTCTGAATGGGAAATCAACCATAAATCATACTATAGCTAGAATAGCTAGTCTTAAACAATTATCTGAAATTTTGATTAAAAGAAAAGAAATTAATTTAAATGATGATTTTAATTTAAAATCCCCCAAATTCCAAAAAGTATTTGAAATTTGGATGAATTTCTTCTATGACTCTATGGTTAAAGTTGGTGTAGACGAAAAAATCATAGATTTAGTTTTCAATCAAATGAAGGCAGATATGGTGGATTGGGAGCTTCAAATGAAGTCTTAATGCTACTACCAAGGTGAATCCATTGATAGTTTATTGTCATATTCACGTTGAATCAAACAGACGTTATATTGGTTTAACTAAACATTCCACCTTTTCAACGTGGAACAGACATGTTTATTCCGCAAATAAGATAAAGAATGGGAAATTTTATATAACTAGTCATTTTTCGAATGCAATTAGAAAATATGGAAAGGATGCATTTTCCCATGAAATTTTAGGAAAAAATTTAACTTTGGAAGAAGCTAATGAATTAGAAAAAGAGAAAATTTTAGAATTTGATACTAGAAACCCAGAAAAGGGTTTTAATATAATGAAAGGAGGCGGATTTTATCAATCAAATAAAATAAAAAATCCTTGGGATAGACCAGAGTATAGAGCGAAGATGTTACCATTACTTCGTAAAACCCCAAAAACAAAAGCTAAAATATCCGCTTCTTTAATGGGCCACGTTATGAATGAAGATACGAAGAAAAAAATATCTATCGCTGGTAAAGGAAAAATATTAAACTCTGAAATCAGGAAAAAAATCGCAGTATCAAATACTGGAAAATTTCATACTGTAGAATCGAAATTAAGAATGTCTAATATTCAAAAATCTATTGCGGCAACATCAGATTCTAAGGTTAAGAGATCAAAAGCGACTAAAGGCAGGATTTTGAGTTTTGAAACTAAATTGAATTTATCGAAAATAAATACTGGAAAATCGATCTCTATTGAAACGCGATTAAAAAATTCCAATTCTATGAAGAAATATAAAATGGAAAATTTATTATGCCTAGTGTAGAGAAGATCGAACAAAGCGTTTTAACGGGAACCATATCTGGTTTCTTGGATAAAAAACGATCTTCTCGAGCTCGAACCGAACAAGATTCAAATTTTCTAAATATTATTGATTTCATTGAAAGGTTTAAACTCCTACCTTATGGACTTTTTCCGGTTCAAAAATTTTTAGTCAAATTATATTATAGTATTCCCTTAGAAGATAAAGAAAAAACTATTAAAATAACTGATAGATTTAATACTAAAACTCTCTATAATTTGACTGAAGTTGAGTATCTTCATTATTTACACGACCAAGGTCGTTGCAATATTAAAGAACAAGATGAACGAATTCGAAATGAGTTAATTTTAGTTCTCGGAAGGCGTTCCGGTAAAAGTACTTTAAGTGCTCTTTTTGCAGTTTACGAAATGTATAAGCTTCTTTGTCGGGGAAACCCTCAAGCTTATTACGGTCTTCCTGCTGGTAACGAAATATTGCTTTTTTGTGTTGCTAACGATAAAGATCAAGCCTCTATCGTATATAACGAAATGAGTGGTCATATTGAGCAGATGGATTTCTTTAAATTTGCTCGAGCTAATTTTACTCAAACATATATTAGATTTAGAACTGATGCTGATAGACAAAAATTCGGAGAACGTGGAAAAGCTACTTTAAAAGCTACTTTCAAGAGTTCTATTGCTAAAGGCCTCCGTGGTCGCGGAACTATTCTTTTAATTTTAGACGAGCTTGCATTCTTTGTTGATAAGGGTAACTCTTCCGGAGAAAAAGTTTACCGAGCGATTGTTCCTTCTACTGCTGCATTTTCTCCTAAAGACCCGATTAATAGACATATTCCACTAGGCCCATCTGACGGAAAAGTTGTTTCTATTTCATCTCCCGATGCTAAAGAAGGGTTTTTTTATAAATTATATCAAACCTCTATGGAAAACTCTCCGGCCTCTAGAAATATGCTTATGATTCAAGCTCCGACTTGGGAAGTGAATCCAACTATTTCCAGTGATTATTATGAAGTTGAATATAGTAAAGATCCGAAGAAATTTGGAACTGAATTTGGGTCTGAGTTCTCTGACCGTGTTCGTGGTTGGATAGAAGATTCTAAAGATTTAACCGATTGCATAATTCCTGACCTTCGTCCTAAAACTCGTGGGATTCCGAGAAAGCCTCACTTTGCCGGGGTAGACTTTGGAATAGTTAACGACGGAACTAGTGTATCTATAACTCATTTAAATAATGGGAAAATTGAACTTGCATATCATGAAGTTTGGTATGCAAAAAAGAAATGGAAAGAATCAAACCCACATCTAGAGCATCCTCTTGTAGATTATGCGTTAACTCTTCAAGACAGAAACCGATTAGACCTCGATGCCATATCTGAGTGGCTAAAGATTCTTGCTAAAAATTTCTTTATTTATAAAGGAATTTTTGATCAATGGGCAGGTCCCGTTTTTGAGCAGGCGTTACATAAAAATGGTCTGACTCAGTTTGAACAACGAAATTTCTTTCCAACTGATTCTTCTAATATGTATCAGACATTCAAAATGTTTATGTACAATAAACAATTAGCACTATATGACTGGCCTGTTCCTGAAGCTATATCATTTGATGCTAGTGCTTCCGTATTTCGTCATTCTCCGTTAATCTCAGAAATTCTTGAACTTCAGGCTTCTTCTGAAGGTAAAAATATAATTATAGTAGAAGCTCCGAAGGTTCCTGGAAAACACGATGATCAGTCTGACTCTATAGCTCGAAGTGTTCTTTTAGCTTCGGAGTATATTAAAGCTAACCCTGGTATATTGGAACATAACGTCACTATGTCAAATTTACCCCCAGGCGGGCCGTCTACCGGTTATCATCAATATTTGAAAATGAGGAACAGGATGCATGGAGTTGTCCGGGAAAGAATTCCTCCTAGAATTCAGCGACGTCGCTGAATTGCTTATGCTCCATTACTGTTGATGGATGATTTAGGTCTTAAGGATACTATTGCTTGGCGGATAATTCGTCAAGTAGTAGATCATACTTGGGGTGATGAAGAATTTGACGATGAAGAATTTTTAGAGTTGTGTGTTAACTTTGTGAAAAATGGCGGCTCTTGGCAAGCTCTTATGGACGGGGATATGGATAGCGTTAAAGCTCTTGAGAATTCTATAGACTCTTTTATGAAAGAAAGATCTAGATCGGATGACCCGTCTGACCTTAAAGAATTTCTAAATTGGTAAGGTTGTCCGTGGTTAAGAATAATCTCGCTAATAACCTCGAAATCCAAGAAAAAGTCGAAGAAATACTCTCAGCACTTAAAAGTGTTCAATCTGATATTGATCACCAAGACTCCTCATTAAATAATATTATGATTAATCTTTCAAGGTTGGAAAGAACTATTAAATCGGACCGGAATCTAAGACGGTTTAGGTTTGATAAAAGAATTCATTTAGATACTTTTCTAAAATCTATACAATCTATGAAATCCCAGCTTTCCAAGACCTCTAAAGATATGGAAAAGGTTTGCGCTTCTCATAAGGATTCTTCGTGGATACCTGAAGAATCGGTATTTGAATAATGGCAAGTAAGAAAAAAATAGGGGTTAACCCTGCTGCTCAAACAACTAGTGGCGGAAGAGTCATTAAACACGTTGATGAACAGGAAGTGCCGAAAAGGCGCTTGACTCGTTTAGAGAAACAAGCTCGTCGTGAGATGTCTCAGTCTATTCGTTTAGCAACTGGTGGTGGTGGGAATGGGAATTTCGGGAACGCTGGAAGTTCTTCCATAACCAATGCTGATTTTTCTTTTTATAGCCCGCAGTTATCTACAGATTTCCTTGAACTCCCCCAATCAGAACGTGAAAAAAGAGAACTTTTTCGTTTTTGGTACAATACCCACCCTATAGTTGGAGCAGCCATAGATTTTCATACAGATGTTCCTATGAGCAAGGTTCGTCTTTCCCTTCCTAAAGGGAAAGACATGAAAAGAAATCGTCAGATTCAACATTTTTACGAGAACATGTGTAAACGTCTGAGGCTTTTTCAGACTTTATATGATGCTACTCATGAATACTGGCTACACGGGAATGTGTTTGTTTTTTGTGAAGATCAGGAAGTTGATATTCCTGAAGAAATGCTTGTTGACGTAAAACAGGAAGAGGTCGGAGAAGTCGATTATGCCGGGAGGCCTCAAAAACGTATTGAAGTAGTAAGAGAACCAAAATCTCAATCTGAACAAATTTCAGCTATCAAAGATTATGTTGCAAAACATTATGAAGGATGGCAACGTCTTCAAATTTTACCCCCGGAACAAGTTAAACTTGAGGTGTTTCAATATACGAACAAAGTTAAGATGGAGCTCATACCATCTGAAAAAGATCGTTTAGTTGTCTTAAGAGCCCAAGAACAGCATGATGAGGAGGCTGCTCGTATCGCAGATGATATCCCTGAACAGATCAGGGAAAATCTTCTTAACGGTCAGCCAATACCGTTAAACTCCAGTCCTTATGATGACTTTTTCTGTTCTTCTTTTTGTTATCATTTAGCGCATAAGAAAAGTCCATATGATGATCGTGGTATTTCAATTCTCGAGAGATGCTTAAGAACTCTCCTATATAGTGATAAACTTCGTCAGTCTCAGACGAGTATAGCGAGTCGTGCTATGACGCCCAAACGTGTTGTTTGGGCGGATAAGATGAGCTCTACAGACGTTGATGACTTAAGAGACCAAGTAGACCAAGCCCTAATAGATCCTGATTTTAGCATCATAACGAACTTTGAAGTCCATTGGGACGAGATAGGATCCAGAGACCGTCTTCTCGATCTCGGGACGGAGTATGAAATAAACAACAAACTTCTCATGATTGGGCTTAGAGTCACTGAACCTATGCTCACCGGGGAGTCTTCATATTCTGGAGAAAGAATTCATTTAGATGTTATGAACACTATGTATCTGCTATATCGTGAAACTATATGTGAATTTGTTGAGCAATATTTATTTGCCCCGGTGGCTGAAAAGAAGGGTTTCTTTGAAGAGGATGAATATGGAAATAGGAATCTTCTATATCCTAAATTACAATTTACTCGTTTAGCTCTCCGCGACAATACTGAACTTCAGGATTTCATGTTTAATCTTTATCAAAAAGGGTCTTTACCTATTTCTTTTATTCTTGATCTCCTCAATATTGATTCTGATGAAGCTTCTGCTCAACTCAAGAAAGATATGTTTACCCCGAATGATTCTAAGTTTAATGATTTGATAACGAAAATTCTTGAATCGGTTGGTGAAGAAATAGCTAAAGAAACTGATGTTAAAGAGAGACTTATCAAAAATATGGGACTAAAAACGGTAACTAAAAAAGGAGATCGGTTTGCTGAAAAGGAGGAGGGCTAGAATTAAGCTTGTTGTGAAATATTGATTATGTACCGGCATGCGATTTTTACAATCCGATTCTTCATTGAGTCCGAGCGAAAAGGAAGAAAAAGAAGTCGAAAGACTGATAGGACGGAAGCCTGCTCCAAGTAGAAAATCTGCCCCGAGAAAAGGTCCTAAATTTGATAATAGAAGAAAAAGGATGAAAACTGACGACTCAGATACTAAATCTGGGGATAAAGATCTATCTATGAAAAATTCCTCTTTAGCCGATTTGGCCTTAAGAGTTTTCATTTCTACTACAATAGCTGCTGATGAACCTGATAAATTTGAAGACATTCTTAAATACCCTGGAAGGATTCATGATAATGAATCCTTTGAATATAAATATAAATATGTAGTAGACAAATTAGAAAAACTTGACCCTGAAAAATTAAAATTATTTAAAAATACATACGATATACCATTTGGTAAATATATTAAAGAAAAGAAATGGGACATAATTGATTTTGAATTAGGTAAGGCTTTAAGTTATATTAAAAAAGAAGAAAAAAGCAAGAAAAGCCCGGAAGAAATCCTTGAAGAGAAAGTAGAAAATAAGAAAGATATAAGTAAGAAGAAAAAAGATCTATTTTTTAAATTTAAGAGAGTTTCTCCAAAACTCGCTGAAGAATTTGAAAATACCGAACTCAATGAAGAAAAATTAGATGAAATAAAGTCTGACGCTTTAGATGGTAAGCTTCGTAATAAATTATCTAAAACAAATGATGTTGGAGAAATCCTATCATTAGTTGAGAGAAGATGGCCAGAGGGTTCTTCTCTTTCATTTGGTATTAAATATAATATTTTAAACGCTTTAAATGATCGTATTGAAGATATGGGGGATTCTATACCAACTTGGTTATACGCTTCTTTTTTCAAAACTAGCCCGGATGTTGAAGAATTACATAATAAAATAATTGAAAATTCTGAACACGGGTCTGATTCCTTCAATAAAATTAGACCCGGAGATTTATTAATATTTGCAACCATAGCATCCCTCTTCCAAAAATTAAGTAAAAATCCTAATGTTGATGCTAAAAATCTTTCCCTTAAAAAGGATATTGATGTTGTAAGAAAACAAATAGAGTCAGAATCAGAATTGATTTCTGATACCCAAGCTTTCATGAAAGCTTGGGATCAAGCTGCTGAACAATTTAAAACCCATGAAGGGAAAGAAGGATGGAAATGGGATGATGGTCATGGTAAATTATTAAAAAGTGTTGAGAGTTTATTTAATCTTAAGAATGAAGAGAAAAAATCTGAAGTTGATCCCTTTCTGTTGATGGAAAACTTTAGAGATAAAATTACTAAAAAATATGGTAAACTACCTAAAGAAGCAGAAAATATGTATAACGGATTAATGAGAAAGAGTAAACAAGCTTCTAATAAAGCTTCTGTTTCAGGACCAATGTCTGTTAAGACGGCAACTTTCCATGGATTGGTTGAACAGGGCCATCCTTCTGGTCCAACTAATACTGGATATAAATCTTATCATAAGAGATATTTCGGTAAACCTCAATATGAATCTATACTTAAATTTGCTAAGGAATTATTAGATGAGGATTGGTTTAAATATGGATGGGATGATGGTTCTATTGATGCCCAGCAGAGGGCAGCTTTAGATATATCCATTCAGACCGGCGATGATAATTTATATCAGAGTAAGATAGACGCAGAAACATATGATATGTTATTGAACAGACTTGCTGGGTGGGGTCACGATTCATTTTCAGAAACTGTTTTCCCTGTGGAAAAAGGTTCCAGACGGAGCGCATCGATCATGCAAAATCAGATCAAGAACATACTTCGCATAGCCAGTGATATACGTAATGATAATCCGAAGGCTGCCTTCGAGATCGTAAAGAATCTGCGTTCTTTAGTTGGAAGAACTGCTGAGGACCAGCAGCAAG